CGTTCCTGCCGTGACGCTGTGCGTACCGCTGCGACCGAAGTCGGCCTCAAGGACCAGCCCGTTCTCAGCGATAGTGAACTTGCCATCGTTGATGATGTCGCCTCTTGCGAGCTCGACCCTAGCCTGAACCGAGCGAATCATGCGCTCAGCATCAGCGTAGATGGCATCAATGATCGGGTCAGCACTGTTGGTGAGAAGCTGCCGAACCCGAAGGAACTCCTCCTCGCCGAGGGGGATCTGACGTGACACAGGACCAAGCGAACCCGAAATACGGGTGACGCCCGGACGGCCAGTCATGGCAGCCGGGGTATCCCATGCACGGTACTCGGCGGTGTCGACATCATTCAGGGCACCCTTGCGGATCCTGAAGTCAATCTCCTCGACTGTCACGTTGGGCAGCCAACGGTCCAAAGTGAACTGGCTGTCGGGCCTGAGCACTTCGATGTCATACTGCCGCACGTAGTTGATCAGCGTGGCAGGAGGGATGATGTCGGTAACAAGATTTGCAGCCACCTACCCCTCCTTATTCGAATCGGATGAAGTTACCGAGGGCGGTCTTGCCATCGGCGTCAATCTCACCAAGCGCCGTGCCAGCGAAGGCCGGAAGCTTGTTTTCACGGACGATGCCAGCCCAGAACATAGCCACGCCCACATCTGCGGCAGTAGCTAGATCTGCTCCGGTACCATCGCCAACCTTGCAGTTGCTGAACAGCAGGCCAGCGGCAACTTCCAAGCCACCAGCACCACCAGGGGTATACGGGCCGTAAAGGCCGGTAGCCGTGATCTTGGCAAGCACGCATCCACTGGGGATTGCGCCCTTGACATTCACGTGGGCGGGAAGAAAGGCGGACACATCCAGGGTGATGCTACGGGGCATCCACTGGTTGTCGATCTGGGAGCCGAGCCAACTCCGGTCTTCGTTCCCGGTGAAGGCTTCACTCCTGACCTTGATATCGAAACCCATGCGTTCTCTCCTTGAGAACTAGGAGGTCTTGACCTTGCCAGGATGCCTCGCTGCGAGAGCTGATCGTGCGGCTTCAACCGGGGTCGGCGAAGGCGTACCACCAGTACGAGGCGGACGTCCGGGATTACTGCCCGGTGGCTTCGGGTCCGGCGTCTTACCATCGCCCGCCGGTAGATCGAAGAGTTGAGGCATTTCTTCCTTGAGCGTTTCGACTGCTTCCTTGATCTTCTCCACGTCGGCGTCGTCCTCCACGTCCACCAACTTAGAGATGCGATCAATGTGCTCATCGGGAGCGCCAGCCTTGAGCAAGGCCCGCTCAATGCGAGCAAGCCTCTTTTCCTTGGCAGCGTCCGCTGAATCCTTTTCGGCTTTCAGCTTGGCACTCTCTGCCTCACGCTTCGCCTTCTCTGTGTCCGAGAGGGTTGCAGCTTCGTCGTCCTTCATCTTCTGGAGCATGGTCTTAACTTCGTCCATGTCCTTGACGCCGAGCGCTTGCAGTACCTCTGCGGTGGCTACCCGCTTGCCTTCCGACTTCTCTCGGGCAAGCAGACGGTTCAAATCAGCTTGGGTGAATTTCTTGTCGTCGGTATCGGGCGGATCTTTGGGATCCGGCGGGTCCTTAGGGTCAGGATCGCCATCCCCACCAGAGATGACTGGAAGGATGGTTCCATCACTGTAGAGCCAACTGGGTCGGCCCTTCCAGGTGATTTTGCATAGTGTGGTGGGGATGTTCATAGTGTCCCTCTCGGGTTTCCGCTGAATACGGTGCTCAGTAGGGTATCACACCGGGGCTGGGGCAGGCGGAGCGCCACCATTCGGTGCTGGGGCAGGAGCCGGTGGCGGCGGAGCCAAGGTGCCAAGGGCATCTTGCAGGCCGGTCACGTCAAGGGGCGGTGGCGGGCCAATGCCCAAGCGCTCTCGCACGGCAATGACGTCTCCAGTAGCATCCAGCATTGCGTTGGCACTGGCGAAGTCATCGTGGCGAATAAGTTGCACTTCCTCGTATGCACTTTCAATCGGGAAGCCTGCTTCCACCATCATGGCCACGGCAGTCTCCAGGCTGATGGCCTTGATCGTGTACAACTGCTGCACGATGACCGAGGTCTCCTGCCTGTCTGCCGGGAGGAAGCTGCCAAAGCGTAGCTCGGCTGGGTAGTATTCCAGCAGGTCTCCGCTCATCATGAAGTAGCGGACAACGAACTTGAGCAGCAGGCGGTACTTGTCCTTCCGCACCAGCCTCATCTCACGGATCATGTTGCTGTGAGGCGTGAAGCTCAGCGCAAGGGTAATCCCGCTAGGCACTTCCGAGGGCTTAACTCTGCCTAGCAGGCTTTCTGGCGTGCGTGAGTTAATCGCCAGTCTTTCCAGTAGATGGTCAGCATACTTCAGCAGTGCGTCGAGGCACTGGCTGGTGTCGATTAGCGTTGCGGTGCCGTCGCCCGTTTCCCACACAGTGCCGGGGCCGTAAGTGGTGACCTTCCCATCTGCGTTCTTGGGTAGGCTGGCACCAGACACACTGATCGGTGGAGTTCCGAGGATGGCACTACAAGACTGCATGTCCGTGTCTGTGGCGACGAGGTCGTCCAGCAACTGCATGGTTCGGGCGATGACGGGCACGCCAAAGTGTTCTGTCCAACTGACGGTGTTGGGGACATGGACAACAGGTAGAAAATCAATACCAAGGTCGATGGCATTAGCAGTAATCGTCGCTTCGCTGAGCCTGAGATCGTCCAGAATGAGTTCATCCCTACCAAGCTCCCACGTTGCGTCGGTGTAGTAGCAGGTCTGGTCGGTGGGGTCAATGTTCCAAGGGTACAACCGCTGAATCTGGCCAAACTCGTCCAGCGTTTCGCTATCGTAGAGGCGTGCCTCTTGGTCATCGATGTTGACGGGCTGTCCAGTAGCGTCATGTGCTTCGATCAGGCCCAACTGCCAGGTCATCTTCCGAAGGTAACGGAATGTCTTGCCGTCTACGATGCGCTCGTATTCGTATGCAATATGTACGGTGCGTGGGAAGTCGTCGTCACCCATATCAACTTCGTCCAGCACAGGGAAGTAGAACCCAGGATCATAGACGTTAAGACGGGGCCGACCCTTGCGCTCATCCCAGCCTAGAACAAAAACACCGTCACCAATTCTGGTGGTAGTACGCTCAAGTTCAACGACCTTCTGGATGAAGCGTTCATCTTCGGACCAGGCAAGGAGTACGCTGAGTTCGTCAAGACTAGCCTGGTCAGCGTCCTGGCTATCGCTGTCCGGGACGACAATGCTTTGATCGCTGCCGATGAGGGAACTAAGGGCTGCCTCTGCGATGACTTCGGGGTCACCGTACTCTCTCCTGGAATCAATGTCCTTCTGATCAATGGTGGTGGAGTCCAGCCAGTCCCTGCTGCAATTTCGGTAGAAGCTCTCCAGCAGCTTGTATGCCTGGAGCCTGCGCCTGTGCATCGGATGCACCCACATCGGTGCGATACCGAAGCCTGGCTGCACGTCCAAGCCGCCGAAGGTTGGCTTATAATCGTAGTATGACCACTGGTCAATCGTGGGGCCAGCGTAAGGGTTCTGATCGATTCGCTTCATCTACGCCCCTTGAGCCTATCGTCCTTGTTTTGGCTGGTGGTCATCGTACGGTAGTCGACCATGAGGTCTGTGAGCGCCCACACTAGCGCATCCATGCGGTCCGGGCTATCTTCCGGCTGTGGGTTCAGCTCGTTAGGATCAAAGCTGCACATCTGGTCTTCGAGCTTACCGAATATGCCAACATGGTGAACACGGCCCTGCTCATACAGGGTGCTGATGGGCTCTGCCCGCTTGGCCTTGCCTCGGCTGGCATGTACCTCACGAATAGGCAGTGCGCTGTTGTAGGTTCGCAGCGTGTGCTGCACCATGTCGAAGCCGTTGTTGATCTCAGCCACGACGATGTTAGCCTGCCAATTCTTGAATGCGGCTAGCGTGGCTTTGGCCCACTTATCTGCCATGGCAGCACAGGTCTGGTCATCAAGCACGAAGCCATGGCTCTTATCGTGTAGGCCCAGGTCCTTCATGCGGGGGATGTCCCAGCGGCCTACTGCCCCACAAGCGACGATGCCCGTCTCGCCACTGGCGTTGCCTCCCGGGTCCACACCGATTACAAGGCGGTCCAGCGGTGGCATGGTCTGGAAGTCCACACGGTACAGGTCAATCATCTCGGGCTTCCACAGTGCGCCTTCAATCTCCTCAAGGATCTTGGCGTACAGTTCCTGCTGCCCGAGCCTCGTGCCGCCGTAGTCATCGAATAGAGCCTTCTTGACTCGCTGGTCAAGGTGAGGATTGTCTTCGGTGGTGGCGGTGGTCATCACAACTTCGGTGTTTTCTGGGTCCAGACCCTTCTTGTGCAGGTCCTTGATCAGCTTACGGGCCTTGGGCGTGGTACTGACGATCACATGGGGCCATGGCCCTACACGCAATCCATAGCGCATGTGCTGCCAACACTCGTCAAGGTAACGCCAGGCTGCCAGTTCTTCTGCCCAGACCACACATCTGTTGCCGCCGGACCGTAGGCGCTCAACATCTTCTGGTGTGTGCGCACCGAATAACTTACCTTCAGCTCCGTTGGACCAGCGCACGGTGGCGCCACCAGCGGTTTGCCTGATCTTCACGCCAGGGTCGTGGGCTCGCAATCCGCTGGGGCCATACACGCAAGATGTTGCGGCGTCGCCCAGGGTAGGGCCGATGATGCTTACCCAATGTCCACCCGGCACGTTGTTGAGGCAGGGCGGTCCATGAACATGGTCATGCAGGTAGCGGGCTGCGGTGGCTGTCTTCCCTGCACCACGCCCGCCGAGCAATAGCCAAGCGAACCAGTCTCCCGGTGGGGGTATCTGGTGTGGTAGCGGCTTCCATGTGTCAGAGACGGGAGCTAACAGGTCGGCAGCAATCTCCCATACCGACCTGCGCTCCCCAACAGCGGTCATTCTTAGGCGTTAGCCTCTTCCTTCTCTTCATCCTTGGCCTTGGTAGCCCGCCGACTTGACTTGGGCTTGTCCTGACCAGGCTGAGCGGCCTCGGCTTCTGCCAGGGCCTGCTGCTTCCAGATGGGGGTGGCATCACAAGCCAGAACGGGCATGTCGCTCTCTTGGCAGTAGATCATGCCGGGCTCGTCGTCATCGGTGTAGGTTCCGTTCCCACACTGGGGGCAGGGGAGAACGCCTTCATGCTTGGCCATAGGGTCTCGCTTTCAGTTGGTACTAATTGAAGTGCCCATGAAAGCCTCTACTGTAGTACGTGCGGCGTTTGTGACCGCCAGCTACTCGCTTACTGTACACGACCTTGTTGTGCGGGCTGATATAGCTACGGCGGAAGCCTACTGAATG